GTGGGGCTTCATCCCGTTGTTGTTACTGGGTCCAGGAGTGGACGCAGTGACCTTCCCCTGGACAGAGTCAACTGGGTTGACTGCCAGGAGGGCCCAGATCTTGATTTTGGGCCAGAGGTCAGGGTTCTCCGGATCATTGAGGAAGAGGTAGGGCACCACGTGGAGACTGAAGTTCCCTTTCTTTTTGGGAGAGAGATATTCAGGAGGGGTGTCCTCTCCAGCCTTGAGGTTGTAGTCAGTGAAGTACTGGTCCCATTCCTCTTGGACATTCTTTCCATAAAGGAAGACTGCCGTGTCATAATCGGATTTATTAATGAGCGCTCCTGTAGAGCCTTCATTGTGGTATTTCGTGCACAATTCGACAAACCACCAAAACATGGGAGCATTGCGCGGGAAGATCGCACATTTCGCCTCTCCAAGATTCATAGTCTGGTGAGTGATGGGTTTGCCGTTAGATGCCTCCAGGTATTCATGGTACGCTCTGGTTGAGCGCAGGGAGGCAAAGGTTCTTGATGTTGTTAGTGCATCCACGAACCTGGAACGAATCGAAGAGTAAGAGTTAGAAAGAGGCATGTTGCTGCTAAGTGGTTGCAATTTGTTTCTTCTTGCTTCATAAACTGGTTGTCGTTCATGTACTGTTTTGGAATCTTCTTTAGATATGATCGCGTTCCAAAACTCGTGGGATATTTGGTTGTACGATGGTACGTCTATAGGTATCCCATGGTGTTCCGACAAGTAATAGGCAAAGTATCTATACTTGTTGTAAATTTCTTTTCCATGCGGAAACACCTCATAAGCAGCATTCTCAACAGCCTGCATGTGGATGACGGGGTTCTTCGACTCGGAGTAGTAAAGCTGGGAAGCTACTGACTCAGGTTTGAGTTTGGAAATCCACACTCCAGGATGGTCCGGATGTTCAAGGAAGGTCCTGGAAAGGAATGAGATATCAGTAAACTCTGACCAGACAGGGATGTCATCTGTCTTAACGTCAACAGTGAGTGTCATTCCATAGTTATCAAAGATCCTTTTGCAGACAGCCTCCAAATCAATCTTGACTGCAAGGTCAGCAGCAACACAAATGGCTAAATCATCGCCTCCGTGTCTTGATTTTACTTGGTCATGAAATTCTACAGGAGTCATTCCTTTGAATACATAACGAGAGAAATCAAGATAAATTACAA